ATGAAGAAAAATTAAAATTTATAGCAGAAAATAAAGCAAAAACGAAGCAAAGCCCGAAAGTAACTGAATTCTACGAGAAAAACAAAGGTAAGTTATACAGAGGGGAATTGTACTAATTGGTATACATATGTCAAACAAAAGGAGTGGTTAAATGATAATAACTTTTGAAGATAAAGAAGCTGGTTTAAAAGCTGTGAATTTAGATTTATGTTTTGCGTATAATTTATACGAAGATGAAAAAGCAATTTATTTTTTTAATCGTGCTGCTGATGATGGAGAATCGTTGGTAGGTGTAGGATATTGGAACGAAGATTTAAAATTCTTAAGGAAACTATTTAAAAAAATAATAGAAGAACAGGCAAACGGTAGAAACTTATTTGACATAACAGAATATTATATGCAATATTTAAAGGAGGGGTAAAATGAACGAAAAAGAAAAAATAAAAATAGAGAATGAAACATTGCAATATTATCGATGGTTGATTAGCATACGACTAAAAAGACTAAGAAAAAACAACACAAATGCAGAAGTTATAAAAGAATTAGAATATCATTATAATTTTATGGGAGATATAATTACAGAAAACAAAAAAAGAATGGAGGAAAAAGAATGAATTTAGAAGAATTAAGTATTAAAGAAAACATTGATTTTATAGAGATAGCCTCCGAAATTGCGGACATGCTTATAAAGAAAAACGCCGATTACGGGGATAGTAATTTAACCAAACATGGAATGACAGGAATAATAGTAAGGCTTTCTGACAAATTAGCAAGATTAGAAAATTTGCAAGGCAAAACAGGGCATGTGGACGAAACAATAGAAGATACACTAAAAGATATTGCAGGATACGCTATAAATGCATTAAGGTTGAGAAGGGAGGGTAAAATATGACAGAAATAATTAGCATAGTATTATTATTGTTTTTAAGTATAATATTTCTTGTAGATGTAATTTTAACAGTTCGCTCAAACAGAAAAAATAAAGAAGAATTAGTATCAGAAGTATCAATAGATATTGCAGAGTTAAAAGTTACCTTAGACAACCTGGGAGAAGCTTATAACAATAGTGTAGAAGCAGTACAGACAGAATTAGATGGATTTTATGAAGCAATAGAAGATATGAACATCAAGATTAAAAATATGGAATCAAGTATTTTATTTGATGAAAAAATGTTGGATAGAATAAGTGAAAAACAAGGTAAACAGATAGAAGAAATAGAACATAGGTTAAGTAGCATTGAAAACTCTAACGCAAAATGATATATAATCTTATGAGCCTGCCGTCACTTGAAAAAGTGGCAACGAGATATATCTCGCGGAAGGATCAGGTCAAACCAAACCACTCTTAACGGGGTGGTTTTATATATTGTAAATAAAGTGATATAATGTATACGGGAGGTGTAATTTATGAGTAAAAATTATCAAAAAAAAGACAACGGGAAAAATGCTACTGGTAGGCCAAACAAATATTCAAAAAAATTTTTAAATGAATTAAAAGAACAATTTGCAGAATATATTAACAAAACAGATATACCAATTATTGCTGAATTTGCTTATAAAAACGATTTATATAAGCAGTTTTTTTATGACCATATCGAGTTTTCTGACCTTATAAAGAAATGTGTAAGTAAAAAGGAAGCACAGCTTGAAAAATTGGGGCTTTTAAAACAAGTAGATACAGGAATGGCAGTATTTAGTTTGAAACAATTAGGTTGGAGAGATAAACAAGATATTGAGCATTCAGGAAACATGGGCGTAAAAATAGTGGACGATATAAAATGAAGTTATCAGAACTAATCGCACCAAGTTTTTACGAATTACATAAAGATATAAAACAAGAAAAACACGACGAGTATTGGCTAAAAGGTGGAAGAGGTTCCACAAAATCAACTTTTATAAGTATTGAAATAATTTTAGGTATTATAAAACATAAAGATGCAAATGCAGTAATAACAAGAAGATTTCAAAACGAATTGAGAGATACAGTATACGGACAATTTGAATGGACAATATATAAAATGGGATTAGAACATTTTTTTAAATTTCAAGTGTCTCCGATGCAAATAATTTATATGCCTACAGGACAAAAAATTGTATTTAAAGCAGCAGACAATCCTAAAAAAATAAAATCTATAAATTTAGGACACGGTTATATAAAATATGCATGGTTTGAAGAAATAGACCAATTCAACAATATGCAAGAAATCAGAAATATATTACAGTCTCTTTTTCGTGGAGGCAACCAAAAAAAGATATCTTTTTATTCTTTCAACCCACCAAAAAGTAATCGAAGTTGGGTAAATCAAGAAGTAAGTGTAAATGCAAAACACAAAAAAATACATCACTCTACATATTTAGATGTACCAGAAGAATGGTTAGGTCAAGCGTTTCTAACGAAAGCTGAGCATTTAAAAGAAATAAATTATACTGCTTATAAACATGAATATTTAGGAGAAACAGTTGGAACAGGACTAGAAATTTTCAACAACGTATCCCTTAGACCTATAACAGATAAAGAAATTAGAATGTTTGATAACATAAGGCAGGGACTTGATTTTGGATACGCAGTTGACCCATTAGCTTTTAATAGATTACATTTTGATAAGAAAAAACGTAGAATATATGTGTTTAGAGAAATATCTGGTATAAATTTATTCAACAGGCAATTTGCAGCGAAACTGACTGACGAAGAAAAGCAAACATTAACTTTAGCTGATAAAGCAAGCCCAAAAGATATTACAGAATTGAAGCAAGATTACGGGTTAAATATAAGAGGAGCAGATAAATATCCAGGTTCACGAGAAAGAGGCATGAAATTTCTACAAGATTTAGAAGAAATCATTATCGATCCAGAACGTTGCCCAAGGGCAGCGAGAGAATTTATTAATTATTCTTTAGAATTGGATAGACACGGTGAAGTAAAAAGCAAATTTCCCGATAAGGATGACCACACAATTGATGGCATAAGATACGCTTTAGCAAACGATATGGAAAACACAGGTATTATTTTTGTATAGGAGGTGTATTATGGATACGACAATAATGAGAATAAGAGCTAACGGCATAAATTTCGGCGAAGAATTAAAAAATATAGTTATGCAAGATATGGCTAGTGATGAAAAAACATGGATGCAAAAAGGGGTAAACTATTACAAAGGTGACAACGACATTCTTTATGAAGATTTGACACAGACAGAAGTCGACCAAAACATCAAAAGACCAAGAATACCTCACCCATATTTAAAACTCTTTATCGACCAGGCAGCAGGATATGCAGTGGGAAACCCAGTAGAAATTCAATTTGAAAATGAAAACGACGAGAAAATATGGAACGAAAATATCGAAGAAGAAACATTTCAAAAGACTATATACAGACTTTTTAAAAGAGCAAGAAAAAAAGGTATAGAATGGTTATATTGCTATGTGGAGAATAACGAATTCAAATATACAATCATGCCTGCTGAACAGATAAAACCGATTTTCAAGATGGGCTTTGATGACGAGCTTGAATACGTTATCAGATATTATCCATTTTTCAAAAACAACGTGAAATTCACACGAATAGAGTTATGGAGTAAAGATAACGTGGAGAAATACGACTACAACCATGAAGCAAAAACAGTTTCTTGGCTAACCACAGATAACATCATACTTATAGACCAAAATCAAGAACTGCAAGAAACAACAGCGTTTTCAAGAGTGCCATTTATCGCATTTCAAAACAATGAAGAAAATATTCCTGACATCAAACTTATCCAAGGGCTTATAGACAAGATAGACCATATAGAGTCAGATGAAGCATACGAATTTGAACAGTCGTTGTTGAGGCTTTTAAAAGTAAAAAATTACGACGGACAATTAGCCACTCTTGAAGGGAAACAAGCACTTCGAGAAGCTGTGAAACATTCCGGTATTGTAGGAGTAGCAAATGACGGCGATTTATCTTGGGTATCTACAGGATTGAATACGGAATCTTATCAGAAAGCAATAGAGAGTGCAACAAAAAGGCTTTATGAAGCAGCACAGGCAGCAGATTTAACTACAGATAAATTTTCAAACGCT